GTTCTTCTGTTTCTGGTAAATAATTAGTAGGCGTTCCTTTTATAATATATCTATTTATGTATTCATATTTATAATTTCTCTTTCGGATCATAAGCTTTTTTTTTATAATAAACATCCTGATCTGGGTCATTTTGGATATCTTTTTCATTCAAGAATAAATTCGCCCATAAACCAAGACCTTCAACCCATTTTTCCTCTAATCCATCAAAGAATTCGTAATCCCTGACGTTAAAAAAATCTTCGTCCTCCACAGAGCATGATTTAATGTTTATTAGTTTTAGTTCTTTTTTAATTGGATTTTTTGGTTTGAACAAGTATTTTTCAGGAATTTTTAATTTACCAATCAAATCATAATCAGGCTTTATGTCCTTTTTTATGTCATTAACAGAACTCATTTTAATTAAACTTAAGTCAATTTTTTCAGGTTGTAAGTAGGTATAAATATCACTTTCCACTAGGCTAGTGTCATCTTCATTTACAAAAATTAAATTATTTGTCAGAACTATATCTTTTGATAATTTTTTTATTTCATTTGATGATTCTTGAAAACCCCATCTGGATAACCTAGCATGAATATCCTTGCTATTTAACTTATCCAAAAGAAATAATTCAGTCGAATTGTCCATTTTAAAATCTTTGATATCGTATTTAGTTAAACTTTTATTGTTAACAATTTTTTCAAATAATTTATTTTTCAACCACACTGAAGTAGGAATACCTTCTATTGTTTAGTCTGAATTATGGCATTTCAACGCAACATTTTGTTCACATATCCAGAATGGTAACTTAAAGAGTTTATTGTTATTTATTCTAACCGTTAAAGTTTCAATATCAATTATAGGATTTAATTCTCCTACTTTGTTCGTACTATGTAGTTGTGTTTTCTTTATATTATTTTTGAAGACAATAGGTAAGTATGGATATGTTATAACTTCTTTGTTGACCCACCTATATTTTCCATGAACATTACAAAGATACCTATCTTTATTTACATTTATTAGTACTGTTTTTACCAGATAATTATCTAGATTATATTTTAGATGAGCTTCTAGGACTGTATCAAAATTAATTATATGACCAAGTTTTAGTGAAACTAGATAAGCAAGTTTTACAATGTTTGTTTTTGTACAATCTGTATACATAAGAGGGTTTTCTTCGTTTTGTTGTTTCATTTCAAAATAAAAATTTGCAAATTTTATCAAACAATTTGTTTCACCTTCATATTTATTATCGTATTTTCTTGCCATTTTTGTATAATTATAGGTATATGTATACAATTTTGATGCTATTTTTATTAATAATCCTGGGTCACCTAATAAATCAAACTGCAAATAAGCTGCCATTTTTAAATAATTTGTTTCATTATCTTCACGTAATGTTGTCTCGTTGAATTGACACAATAATTCATGATAGTCCATCATCTTTGTATATTTTTTATCAATTGTCG